CCTCCGCGCCGCGCTGGCAGAGCCTGAGAACGACGACCCCGCCATCCACTTCTGCCACCGCTTCGCCATCCTGATGGAGTGCATGGTGTTATCTAACGACAGCAACCTCGACAAGTATTGGGATGAAGCTCACGCATTGCTGGACGGGTACAACTCAGCCCGCGACAAGTGGATGGAAGCGCATGGGCAACCCTATGTATCTGGATTTGGAAAGGGTTGAGAGATGACTAAAGAAACAGGATACACACGCGATGAAGAAAACATCAGCTATATGTACACGCTGCCAGAGCCGGATCGTAAGCCGTTGACGGATGAGTCTATTGTTGCTATGTGGCATCAGCCGGTGCTGGCGCTGGCCGCGTTGGAGTTTGCCCGCGCCATCGAGCGGGCACATGGAATAAAGGAGAACACATGACATACCTATTGAAAGCCCTTGACTTGATCAAGGACGCCTACGTCACCCGCGACTGGGGGGGCGTTAAGAAAGCGCGTGATGTGCTCGACAAGGAGTACTACAAGGACATTCACACTTGCAGTTACTACTGCGCCCGCCCCGCTTGCATCGCAGCACAGAGAGATGAACTCAGAGAGAAGTATGTCGACAAGTGAATGGAAAAAAGGCCCGCCGCCGTCGATGGGGTGGTGGCCTGCGAGTGCTACTGAGTGCTTGTTTGAGTACCGCTGGTGGGATGGCGAGTACTGGTCTTGGTCGGTCTACGAGTGCGACCGGATCAGCAACATCGAACACTATGCGCGTAAACGAGAGCGCGACCGGCAGCAGTTGATGATCAAATGGATGCCCCGCCCCGACAACTGGCCTGAAAGATCACGGACATGAAACCCGACTTTGAGACGTGGGACCACGCGACGCTGGCGAAGTTTGCCGAGGAGGTTTACGAGCGTCTAAAGCAGACGCAAGACGACTTCAAAGCGGCTATGGCCGCCTACCGCGAGCTGCTCCGCAAGATGGACTAGCGGGTCACGCCCTTGATCTTCTCGACGCTGCGCAGGCCGCCAATGCCCAGCATACCGGTCACCACGACCCAGAGCAGATCAAGGTTCAGTATCGGGGGCACAGGCCAGCCCTTGATGCTGGCCCACCAGGCCAACATGGGTTGCAGGATCGTGGCGTAGATGAACCCTGCGCCGCCCGCCCAGCCGAAGAAGGGGCGCCATCCCGAGACCCAGACGCTGGGGTGCGCGGCCTCTTTAGCGTTGATCTCAAGCTGGGCGATGACCTGCTTCAGCTCACCCTCAGCGGCCATGCGCATGAACTCGGCGTCGGCCTTGGCTCGCTCGCCCTTGTCTTCAGGGCCGAAGCGGTCCAGAAGCGACTTGCCGATGTCGAGGATCGGGCCGATCAGTAGCGGGTTCATGCCATCAGGTCCGCAATTCGGTTGGCCCAACCGCGACCAAAGGACGCCCATGTCGGCAGCGCCGTCATGAACCGCAGCCGCTGCGACAGGATGCGCAGGCGCAGCGACTCAGCAGAGAACTGGTTGGCCGCTGTCAGCGTCTGCGGGCCGATCACGCCGTCGGCGGTGACGCCCAGCGCCCGTTGCAGCCACAACACAGACTGGCGCGGGCCGCTGTTGACAGCAGCATCGAACACGGCGTAGCGGATACCGGGCGGCAGTTCCTCGGCCTTAACCGAATCCCAATACTTATCCTTGTAGATGCGCTTAGCAAGATCGAGCGGCAAATCCTGCATGTCGCCACGGTAACCAACTTCGTGGGCTACGGCTTCGGTAACTCCGTACATAGTTGCTTTTCCGGGATCAGCGGCATGGTCGCTAAAGCCGCCCTCGTGCTTCAGCAACGCCTCGAACGCCTGGTCGAAAATCATAGCATGTAGGTGCAGAGGTAACCCGCAACGCCGCCGGCAGCAGTGGCAAGGAAGTCGAGAACCTCGGGGCAACCCTTCTTGCTCACGCGGTCATAGACTTCCTTAGCCGCGCCGAACAGCGCCGCCGCCGCCATGCCCGTCACGGCGTCGATGGCGAAGCCCACCACAAGGAAGATGGCGAGGCCGTAGATGAAATGGTTCGCTTTGTCTTGGGGCAGTTGCGGCAGCATGGCAGTCCTAAGCGCGTAGGAATTGGATGACAGCCAACACCGCGCCAACGGTCATCCAGACGCCGATGCCGCGGTTGACCCACATGTGCAGCGCCTTGTCAACCTTGCCGATGGCAGAGTCATGCACGGCGATCTGCGTCTCGCACTTGTTGATGCGCTCGCCTTGCGTCGTCTGACGCTCCTCGATCAAGATCAACCGCGTCACGGCGTCGGTGAGCTTGTCTACCTTGCCTTCTAGGCGGCGGAAATCGTCGTCGGTCATGGTGCAAGTGCGTTAACGGATTCGGATTCGGGGGCCAACATGTTGGCACCGCCGATGACAGCGCCTCGCGTCAGAGCTTGGCGTGTGGCGGCGCTAGTGGCCGCACCCGCTTGGCGCTGCGCCTGCAAATTCATCGACTGCTGAACCGCCTTGGCGGCCAGCGCCGGGTCGGTCATTTCGCGTGCGATTTCCATCGCCAACTTATCGTCCAGTCTAAGCATAAGTCTTTTGGCTACGCTGTTAAACACAGTCAGAGGCACGCTCAAGAACGCCGGCAATGGTACACCCAATTCACGGCCCGTCTGGGTGCCGATTTGCTTGATGTTAATGCCTGCGTCCGAACCCGCCTTGACCAGCCGATCATACTCGCCCCGGCGGATAAGGTCTTGCTGCACTGCGTTAACGTGCGACATGGCTTGCGGCGGTAATCCTTTGGTCAGCGCGGCCAGTCGCCGCTCCACTGCGTCGGCGGTAGCGCCTGGCGGTAGCGGGGGCGCCAGTTTGACGTTGGTACGCTTCGCCAGCTCATCAATCTTTTGTAGCCTTGCTGCGTTCTGGCCCACCACGTTGACGCGCTGCAACACGTTCATGCCGGCGTCGTCCAAGACCTTGATGGGGTCCGCGTACTTTTGCAGGAACGCCGCGTGCGCCTCGGGCGTGGGGACCTTGACCTCGCGCATGTACAGGTCTTCGATCCCCGCCCGCGCTGTCTGCATCGCCTTCGGGTCTTGCCCGAACAACGTCACAAAATTACGCGCCTCGCTGACGCCGCGAGGTTGGAAGTACTTAGTGATGACGTCTTCGGGTTTGATCTTCGGCTCGTTCAGCCCCGTAGCGCGAAACAACTGATCGTTGACGCCCGTCTTGAACTTAGGAACGTACTCGGTGCGGTACAAGTTAAGCGCGTCGTTGTACGCCGCCTTAGCCGCGTCGGGCAACGTGGTAGAAGATTCCACTGCGTCATCAATCGCCGTGTGAATCTTACCTAGACTGCGCAGACGCATACCGGCGCCGGGGTCCATAGACGTGCGCCCAGCAGCAATGTCTACGTTGACCGCCTTGCGGATGTCGTCTAGCTGTTGCAGCGTAACTTCAGGCGCGACGGCGGGCGGCGCGGCCTGCTTGATCTTGCCTGCGACAAGGCCCGCACCAAGAGGTTTGGCCGCAGGCGCCTTAGCCTGCAAGGCCAACAGCTTGCGAACCGTTTCTGGCGCAGTGCTAGGGTCAAAGTCAGACAGCTTACGGCCAAGGATCTGTTCGGCCTCCGCGACAACTTTCGACATGTCGATCTTGGTGTCGCCGGCTTCCTTAAACGCCAAGTTGTACGCAGGCTCGATGACGCCCTTTTTAACCGCCTCACGCTTTGCCTCTGCGCCGGCCACCAACGCCGCGCCTGCGTCCTCTGGTCGCATAGGCGACAGCGCTGAGTTCATCTTAGACTGAACTTTGGCCGCAGCAGTGTCAAACTTAGCCTGCGCCCGCGTCTGTTGCGCGGCCTGCGCAGCGGCAGTCTGCGCCTCGGCGGCAGCAAATTCTGACGCCATCGCGGGCACTTTCTGAGCCTTAGATTGCAGCATCGAGAATCGAACGCTGCCTGCGGGTGCCGCTACCTCACCCGCCCCCGGCGCTGCGCCAGGCACTGCTGCCCGAGCTCCGCGCAGGGTCTCAAGAATGTCGTCGCCCTTGCCGTCCAACGCCTTGAGGTAGGTGTCAAACTTGATGTTGGCGACTTTGCCGAGGTACTCGCCGGCCTTTTTAGCCGCAGGCGCGATCACGCCTCGGCCTGCGGCTTCCATCGTTGCGCCGGTCAGCACATCTTCTGCGCCGCGCATCAACGCCTCTTTGGCGCTGGCCGGCGCACGCTGATACCCAAGCGCCTGTTCAGCAATATCAAGACCGCCCTTGGCAAGACCATACCCCAGCCCCGCGCCGCCGACTATGCCTGCTGGCCCCAGCGGAGCGCCCAGCACGCCGCCGCCGGTAGCGCCCAGCGCCTCAACGGTCGGGCGCACGAACTCAATAGCGCGGCGGCCCATCGGAATTTCAGCGGGCGGCGCAGCGTAACGCCCGCCCGTGCCAGGGATTTGAGCCTGCGCTGCCGCAGGAGCAGCAGCCAGATACGCATCCGGGTCAAAGGCCGCCGGCGCTTTTTGCGCTAGGTATGCGTCCGGGTCAAATGCGGCCATGTCACATTCCCAGTCGTTGTTTAATTGCTGCTGCGCGGGGATCACTAGGGTTGGAGTTCGCCCAATCCAACGCTTGCTTATCTACCGGCGACATTGCGGGGGCTGGCGCCGCGCCAGTTTTCTGTTTGTACTCGTAAGTCAAATCGTAAGCGCCTCGGATATTCTCCTTGGCTGCGCGGATTTGCGCAATCGCGTCAGTGATAGCGTTGCGAACGCTTGGTGCGTCTTGGCGACGGTCGAGCGCGGCAAACGCTTGGCGAAGCTGCGCGCCTTCTTGGTTAGACACGTTACCCAGCGCGCCGCCCGTGGGCGAAGCCTGCCGCATAGTTTGCAGTTCTTGAAAACCACCGCGGGCTACGATTTTGTCAAATAGCGCCTCGGCTTCACGGCCTTCTTTTGTGATACCCGGCAAACGCCCCGCCGCGATGCCGGTAATGCTGCTCAAGCCGGGATGCTTGGCTAGTTTTTCCAAATCTGTAACCAGCGTGTCGGACGTATTCTCAAACGTCTTAACTGCCGAGGTGGCTTGCGGGTACTTGGCCTCGCGAGTCTGGCGCTCTTTCGGCGTCAGCCCTTCAATCGCGGCGGCTGGGGTTTTACCCAGTGCTTCTTCGCGGGTCACATACTTAACTTGACCAGTTGCTGGGTCAACGACAGCGACGGGCGCTGTGGGCGGCGGCGGCTCTTTAGGCTGCGCTGGCGCACGGCTAGCGGCAGCAATACGAACGCGCTGCGCTTCTTCCGCGGGGGAAAGCATACGTTCTTGGCGCTGTGCGTTGCGGTATGCTTCGTAGCCCGCTGGCGTAGTGGGGTACCCCAACTGCCGCATCGTAGCCACATCCGCCGGTTCGTTCGGGCCGCGCCTAGAGTCCATTTCAAGCTGGTCTTGCAGAAGCCGCGCTTGCGACATCGCCTGACCGGCCATGTTGGGGTTCTGCGCCGCAAACGTCATCAAGTCGCTGATGCGTTTGCGTGTCTCCGCAACGGCGGGCTGGGCTAGTGCGTTGACCGGCGCAGCAGCAGCGGGCGCAGGACGAGCCAGCGCGTTGGTGGGGGCCATGCCGTACATGCCCGCCCCAAGTTCAGCGCCAAACGCAGCAGGCGCCGCAGCGACAGGCGCAGGCGGCGTCATTGCATTGGTAGGCGCCGCAGCAGGCGCGGGCGGGGCCGCGCCACCAATAAGATTGGCATACGCCCGCTGTTCTTTCAGTTTCTGCTTACCTTCAATGCCCATCTTGACGTATTCAGGGCGCCCGGTCGCAATGTAGGCATCAAGAAACTTGTCAAGGTCGGGGTCTTGCCCCATGCCTTTGAGTTGTTCCTGAAGTTGCATCATCTCGTCGCGGTCGCGCTTAAGCTCTTGCAGCTTAAGTTGATTGGCTTCCATTGCAACTTGCTCAGTCTGGCCTTGCGTAAAGCCTTGCATGAACCCGCGAGGGCCTTGGGGTGTTAGGGCGTTGAAATTCAGTTCAGCCATGATCAATCCCCTGACCCGGAAGTACCACTAAGGAAGTTAGACAGCGGGTCGCGTGAACCAAAACCAAAATTGCCGCCGCTCTGAATATATTTACCTAGCGAGCTACCAAGCTGCCCGTAAGAAGACTCGCGGCTCTGTTGCGCGCTAAGCATCGCGTTTCCTGTGTTGACGCCTTGCTGGTACATCTGAGGCCCGGCGCCAGAAGCATACGCCTGCCCTGAAGAACCCATCGCACCGGCAGCAGTAGGACCGAACCCCGCAACGCCGGCCAGCGCGTTACGGCGCAAACCCTGCGTGTCGCGGAACCGGGCGTATGCGTTTTGGAATTCCTGTGACCCCATTTCTTGCCCGTACCGTTGCGCGGCTCTCAGCGCCCCGCCAGAGATAAGACCGCCGCGGGCGGCGGCTTGCCGATCAAGTGCCTTCTGCCCTTCTCCCAGCCGGAACGCATAGCCGGGGTCGGCTTGATAGTCTGCTTGAGAAAACCCGCGCACCAGTTCGCCGCCAGGCGCGATACCAGAAACGTACTGAGGAAGCGCGTTAACGCCAGCTTCGTAAAAAGGCTGTTGCCGCGCAACGCCCTCTTCGTACATCCTACGGCGCAGGTCAATATCCTGCTGCGCGGCGGCGTTTGCTGCGTTTGCTGCTGAAGACGCAGCTTTTCCAGCTTTATTACCGTCAATCAAACCACCAATGGAGCCGCCGATAGCAGAGCCTCCCGGCACGCCGGTAACCGCGCCGACAACGCTACCAATTACTGAAAAAATTCCCATGGTGTTTTCCTCGCGCCGCTATTCAAAAACTATTTTATGATGTCACTTCGCGCCCGCTGGCGCGGATGTTGATAGCGCTCGCCGTTCCTGCGATTGTAGAGATGAATCCGCTAGGCGCAAGCACTTGACCGACGATCTCCGGGAACGTGTACGTCTCGCCGGCCTGCAGCGATTTGGTCTTGACGATCAGGTTGTCGTTGCCCGCGCTGCCCGCAGCGGTCACTAGGTTAACGCTGATCGTCGCCGCCGACGCGCTGTAGTTCGTCGCGGTAAATTTGTCAATGATCGCCGTCACGCCTGTGGCCGTGTACTGCGTGGTCTGGCTGTTCTCTGCCGTCTTGGCAGCGATTAGCACTTTGGTGGTTACGGTCATGGTACGTCCTTTAAAAATCAGATGGCATTGGTCGTGGCCAGCGTATATTAAATCGTGCCGTTGACTTTCATGGCAATCTTATGCGTCAAGGCGGTGTTTGTGATGCCTGCGTTGGCCACGCCGGAGCCTTCGCAGTAAAACGCCGGGGTTGTGTTGCCTGCGCTCGGCCAAGATGTAGGTGCCCAGCGGCGGCAGCGCGATGCCTCCGTACCCGAAGGTGCGGAGGAACCACCTGACGATGCGGGGCGCTGGGCGGGGTGTCATGCCAGCGTGTAAGTAACTGAATTAGGTCGCGCTGCCTTTGTCCCAGAACCAGTAAACGCGCTACCGGATACCGATGCGTACAGCTCCAGCACACCCGTCGTCTTGACACGAACAAACCCAAGAGCAACCGTCCCGTTGTCCGTGATTGGGGTCAGAATATCCTTGTCAACCGCCGGGCGTATGTCCGTTGGCCCACCTGTTAAAGTGAAAGATGTAGAGTTAGAGGTACCACTGACAATAGGAATATCAAACGTCACGGTGTTACCAATAACCGAGTATTTAATAATTCCGGTTGGCGAAGTCGTCATTCCCGTGGCGGTTGCGGTGTAACTTGATTGTTTTACCGCCCAGCTTGCCAAGCCCCAATACTCAGGCAACTTTTCCGTCAGGTTTTCATTTGAGAACACGACAACGCCTGCCCTCTGAGTATTGACGACGCCAGCCCCGGCAGCGGTAGTGCCGCGAACCATGTTGCCCGCAATAACACCGCTGTCTCCATCTCCATTAAGTTGGACCAGTTTCCCGGCGTAAGAATCAGATCCGTGAGTAATGTAATTGCCAGTTACAGAAAATCCTCGAACGGTTCCAGACGCGCCGCCAAATACAATTCTATTGGCGGCGGCGGCGTCGCTTGCACTAAATACACATCCAGATATAGATATGCCGCCGACATACTCAGAGGCACCTGCAGGTCTAAAATCAAAGTCACTCGTATCGCCGCCTTCTGTGCGACAGCCTACAAAAGAAATGCCTGTACAAGTGCCCGCAATAAAAACCCCTACTCCTACACATTGTTCCCAGTTGCACCCGATAAAGCTCAAATTGTCTGCAAGTGCTGTCGATGGCATAACAACGGCACCAGCAGCTGTGCTAGTGGTAAAAGTACACCCATCAAAAGTAAACTGGCCACCTCCGGTAAAACCAGCAGCAAAACGAACTGTGGCGTCGGAAATTTGATACCCAACTACTTGTTCGTAGGAATGCGTGTAGCACCTAGTTCCTTCGATAGCAATACCAGTCGTGACACCATACAGACGCACCTCTTTGACCGTGACATTGGCTACATTCTTGAGGCGCAAAGCGTTTGGCACGCCGTCGCTACTCCGAATTGTCAAGCCACTAATGTGAATAAGCTCTACGTTGTTTGCGGCCAAACAATTAAAGTCCAGGATGTACGCGCCGGCAGACATGCCAACGCCAAAAAGCAGCGATCCGAAGGTGTTGTCACCTAGTATTGAAACTGGCGCTGATACTGTCAGCGGAGATGTAATTTTGTAATACGCACCAACATTAGCAGGAGGGATAAAAACAGTGCCTCGTATTGCGACTGCTTGGTTGATTGCCGCTTGAATCGCCGCCGTGTCATCAGCTACTGCATCCCCAACAGCGCCAAAATCCTTCACGCTAACCACATCGCGCATCTTTGCTTGCGCCGTGCGCGCAACTGCGCCGGTGCCAGCTTGAATGAACCCGATCATGCTTGAGCCGGTAGACGACGCTAGGGTTGCTTCCAATGCAGTAAAATCATTGACGCCAGCGATATCGTCCCAAGTCCGTATCAGCACACTGGCCGACGTGTAGACGGCAATCTTGTACGTTGTGCCGTCCGTCAGCCAGACTTCAGATGGCGTGCGGCCCGAAGAATCCAGCACGATAGGGTTCGCGTTGGCCGTAACGCCGTTGTCGCTGGTGTACGTCGCCGTCGGCGTGGTGGTGCCAGCCGCGTAGGTGTACAGCAGCCCGCCGTTCAGCGGCACGCCGTTGTCGTCAAAGAACTGCCAGCCTGCACCAGCCAGAGGGGAGAGGGACACGCTCATGAGTGAAATTCCTTAGTCCTGGTACGCGCTGATGTTGTCCGTCACGGTCAAGATGACGCTGGGAATGGCAGGTACGGGAGCAGCAGCAGCTTGCGTGAGAATTTGCACTGCAGTATCGCTCACAGACCACATCAGCTCAAAATAGTCGCCGGGGTTAAACTGGTAGACATAGTTCCACGCCGCTACTATTTCGCTGTCGTTGCTTTTTAAGCGAGTCTCGCCCGCGCTGTAGGCTACGTTTGTGCCGTTAACGCGCAGCCAGATGTACGCCAAATGATTGCCGCCGCTAGTGTTGTACAGTTGCGCAGAGAACTGGATATTGTAGACGCCTGGTTTGGCAACGTACACCCGCGATGTTGGCGAGCCGATATAGACGCTGTTGGTCAAATCGGTTGTGTTGAACGTCATGCCGTAGGCCGTATTGATGGCCGCTGCGGTCTGAGTCGTCGTGTCGTAGAACGAACCGTAAGCACGGTTGCGCAACTGCGGCGTGTAGACGGGCGCTGCAGCCAGTGCATCGACCTGTTTGGTTAGCTCGGCCAACTGATCGACAGATTGAACGGCTTGGGCCAGTGCCTCAACCTGCGTAGTCAACGCGGCCCACTGATCGACCGTTACTGCCGGCTGCGTCAGTGTTTCTTGCGCAAGAGTGTTCAGGCTGTTTTGCAGACCCGTTACCGCTGCCAGCGCATCGGGCATATGCTGGAGGTCTTCCAGCGTGACCGCGCTTTGGCCGCTGCCGGTCAAAAAGAACAAGTTAAGAAAGAACCTGTACCACTCACGCGAAATCAAGCCTGTGCGCTCGTCAACGAGCGGCACACGCGGCGCGGTGATGTTGGTGATGTTCGGGGGGCTGGTCATGCGTTCGTACCGCTGATCAACAGTTCTGCACCCATGATTGTGATCTTGACTGGATCCGTGCCACTAAGCTCGTACACGCGGTCGCGCAGCTTTAGCGTCATGCCCAGCCGACGCCAGAATACGCGGTGGCCATACTCACCAATACGACCTATTTCCGCCCAATGCTCGTTGCTCCAAGTGTGGCCGCCGTCGTCGCTCCAACGCAGCATAACTTTTGGGTTGACGCCTTGCGTGAAAACAGTGGGCACCAGCACTTCGTATTCCTGCAGCACGAAATTTAAGTCCAAAGACTCGTCTACTTCAGGCTCAGGATCAAAAGGATCAATACCGTCTAACCCTACGCCCGATTCGCAGTCAAGTTGCAGCGTGTGGTGTGCTGTGCGCTTAAGATTGTTCTGCCCCGTAGGCAGCGCCCGCCACGACCGCAGCCACCGCTGAACGCCGCCGTTATCGGCGTACACATCTAGGTCAAAAGCGTAAATATTGCCGTTTTGGAAGTCGCCAATGACTATTTCATCGCCAAAAGACATCTGGCAGTTGCCGCGGTGCCGCGTAAAGGTGCTGCCCGTCCAAGCTGCGCGCTCGTGCCAAGTTTGGGTTGATACGTCGTACACCCAAGTGGTATTTGCAGACGGAAACACCAGCACATAAAATGCGTGCCCGTCTTGCTGGTAGGTGTACCCGATGGCGTCCGACAGATCGCCATACTGCTGAATCTGCCATTCCACTGCGTGCGTGCTAATGCGCTGGCCGGTGTAGCCATTTGCCCGGTAAACAATACCCCGCCCACGGGCGTCAGAACCTAGCCAGAAGAGCCCGTTGTCGAGCTTGGCTACCGAGTACGCCGCCGCGCAGCCGATCTCGTTGAAGGCGCCTTGGATGCGTTGCAGCGGGAAGTCCGCCGCACCGGCGTCGTACCACACTTCAACCGAGTTGGTGCCGAACAGCCAAGCCTCGCGGTGGTCAACGATTAGGCTGACCAATCCATCTGGCGAACCTTCTGCGCTGGCGAAATCCAACGGGTCTACCGACAGACCGTCAAGCAAACTGGTCACCCAGACGCGCTGACTGTTAGGCTCATTGAACACAAAATACCCGTCGAGATAGCTGACGGTGACGGCGCCAGGAAAATCTAAGTCGGTAATCTGCGCGAATACATTGGTGATCGAGTTGTAGATGTAGCTGGGGCCGTTACACGCAACGAACAATTGCACGCCGTTGTCCGACATGCTGACCGGGCCAGTACCAGATACATTGCCCAGCAGCGTGGCCACCCAACTAGAGTTGATCTTGTACAACTCAGTGCCGCTAACAACGTACCCGTACCCATCAAACTGCCACATTCCCCGGATGGGACCACTGCCGACCGCGGCCAACAGACGCAGGCCAGGCGCTCGGTTTAGAAAGGCGGGCTCTTTGCCGCCTTCAGGGACAATTTCCGCGAACAGGTTCACCATGCGGTTGTCCGCAGCGTTGACGCTGCGAGCAACATAGCTGGAGCCGAGAATCGCCGTCTTCACAATCAATAATTCCCAGCGTACACGTTGAACCGCTGCCTTGTCGCTACTAGCGAATACGGCAAGCTCATGATGTCATCTGGGTTGTTGATGCGCTTAATGTTGCGCTTGCTGGACATGGCAATCCGCATGACTTGCGGCGACGGCTCGACCCCGAACTCAGGCGCAATCTCCATCGCCAAGTTGTAGGTAAAAGCCCGCAGGTAGCCTGGTGGAAAGGCCAGAACGGTGCTCAACGTAGCAGGTTGAGTCAATTCTTGCACCGAGATGAAATGCCATTCCAGCAGCCGCGTAGGCACTGGGTAGATGTACATCTCAATGTTGGGATACGTCATGTTGACCCACAACACTTGCGGATACGTTGACGTAACCGTCTTGACAGCAATGCCGTTGTATTGCTGCTGGTTGATAATTTTGACGCCAAAGCTGACGTTTGTGCTGGGGTCGCGGAAGTACGTCGCGTCGTCCAACAGAATAGGCCTGTTACCCACGAAATCGCCAGTAGGGCCCAGCGTGCGGCTAATCGTGCTGGTAGGCCAACTGAATACTTGATCTTGCGTCGAAAACACCGACAACCGCTCGGTGTTCCAACTGTCAGTCATTTGGTTGAGCGCCGTCAGCGAGTCTTGCATGACAGACGCAGATGACGTTTCGCCCTCTGCAAGAACCCCAAGAAGTCTTAGGGCTCTGTTAATTTGATCACCCGCTGTGGTGGACATTCTCGGGCTCCTTGCGACGGCGGCGCCCCAGCGTGTTCACTGGCAACGCAGCGTTTTGATCATCTTCAACGCTTGGAGTATACCGCTCCCAACCGCTGCGTTCATCGTACTCCGCTTCTAAATCAAGCGTGGCGACTTTAGCCCCGTGAACAGAATGGCGAAGATAGATGATAGACATAGGGGAACGGGGGCCGAAGCCCCCGTTTTGCTTACGAGGTCATGGTGACCCAATCGGTACCGTCGCACACCAGCATGGCATTGGCGCCTGCCGTCCCCGCAAGGATCGCGGTGCCAGCAGTGTTGGTGCCAATAGGCTTCACGTTGGACGACGCCGACACAACGGTCTGAGCAGCGATGGTCTTGATCCACACGATGCGGCCAGTGCTGACCGCAGCGGAGGGGAACGTGACCGTAATGCTGCCCGCGCCGTTGCAGACGACAAAGTTTTCCGTGTCGCCGAGCGTGAACGAAGCCGTCTTGATAACGGGCGCATTCAAGTCCAGCATGGTGCCGTTCAGTGCGCCGGTAGCCGTCACGCTGGCGGCAGCGATGGCACCTGTGACGGTAACGCTTTCAAACTCGGGATCGCTGTAAGCGACGCCGGTTGCTTTGGTATTAGGCATGATAACTCCTTATCAAGCCACGCGGTACAGCGTCCAAGCACCAGTAGCCGACTTGCGCGCAACCATAGACGCGCCAGTGGTCACGGGGATGGTCATGGTCAGAGAACCAGAAACCGTCCAGCCCGCGCCAGCAGCGATGATGGCGGTGGCGGAAGACGTGCCGAGGTTGACCACGCGGAAAGTGAACGTGGTGCCAATGCGGTCAGAGTTAACCAGCACTGCTTCCAGTTCCGCAACCGTAGGCAGCGTATAGGTTTGCGCGGCGGCGGTGACACCGCTGTTAGCGAGAATCAGGCCGTTGAGAACCTGAGCCGGAGTCAGCGTAGCCGTTGCAGTAACTGCAATCGGATCGGCGGTCAGATCAATGAACGGGTCGTTGACGTTGCCGTCGCCAAGCTGGTAGCCGCCAGCGCCATTAGGGAGAGCCATGATGAAATCCTTTCAATGATGAGTGGTAAGAATGGGGGCCGTAGCCCCCATTCTGTTTAGCCCCAGAGACGGCAGGCCATTTGCGGGCGAATCGCGCTGAATCCATACAGCACGTCAATCCGGCAAGGCATACGGTCGTTGTTAATGTCGTACTGACGCACGACACGCAGGCTGATACCGTTGTGGACGGCACGCGCAGCCATGTCCACACCTTGCGGCAGGAGCAGGTCAGCGGTGGCGAACGTGATGGCGTCCTTGTGATACACCAAGTTTTGCGGGTACGCCGTAGAAGCCGCGCCGATAAACACCACTGCCTTGCTGTTGCCAGGCAGAGCATTCACGGTGGCCAGAGCGTGGCTGGCCGAGTAGATTGCAGCCACAGTCACGGTAACAGCGGTGCTGACAGCGGTCGCGTCGGCCAAAGCCACAAACTGAAACAACGAGCCGGTGGATTCACGGGTCTGCGGGTTCACCGCAAAACAATCAGCCACAGTAAACACGTCGCCGGCTTTGATGGTGACGGCGGAGGCCACAGTCAGCGCGATGGAGGTGGCGCCTTCAGCGGTAACCGCTGCGGAAGTGGTGTTGCCGGTAGCGCCGCGGGTGCCAGTCGTGAACTGCTTGATGGACTGGGACATGTTGACTTCTTCAAAGCCCAACACGCCAGTGCCCATCATGCCGTTACGGAACTGCTTGCTCACCGTGTCGGTCGGGTTGAACAGACCCTTCATGCCTTCAACCAGCCCAGCGTTGGCCGCAGGGTTGACGGTGGCGTAACGGGGGCTCATGACAGCCGCGTTCTCGTTGAGTTTCTGTTGCGCTTGCAGCAGAACCAGCGAGGTGGCCGGCGTGGTGCCGGGGGTGCCAACGGAGTTACCAATGGTTTTGAAGGCATTGGCAACGTCAGCATCGATGCTGGAGGCAAGCTGGCTAATACGCGGCTTAAGCACACGCTCGGCGAAGTCGTCAAGCTGCATAGTCAGTTCAGCCGACGTAAAGTTCACGCCGATGTGCTTCTGATTGGCAACCGTCAGCGTGGTGAACTGCTCGTTGTCGTCCTGAACTTGCAGGGCGGCACCGTCAGTCACCAGAGCGCGGTCGGGCAGACGAATACGCAGGGTAGAACCGATCTTGGCGCCTTCAACAGCAAAGCTGTCGTCGTATTGCCGGTTCACGTTACGGGTAAGAACAAGGTTGTTCTCAAGAATCTCCAGGGCTTTCCTGGTGATCATATCAATGGTCAGAATACTGTTGGCCACAATAGGCTCCTTTCAAATCTTAGCGGGACATGTTTGCCTGCAGCTTTTTCATCTGTCGCGCCCTGTCAGCTTCAATCCACTGCGAGGCCGTCATGGTCTTGATAGACCGTGGGTCCGTAGTATCGATGGCTGGCGAACCAGAAGTTCGGGCGGTTACAGGTGAAATAGGTGTAGGCGCTGAAGTTGATCGTTTGACCGGCGGTTCCGCGGCCAGCTTGGCCTCGATTTTACCGATTTCTTTTGCCTGTGCAAGCGGCGCCAAACGTGAGATACGCTCCGCGTCTTTTGGGTTAGACCCGAGATAATACGCCAACTCGGGGCCGATATCCGAAGACTGGATCGTTTCTGCCATCACGTTCGTGATTGGTAGCTTGGGGTTGTAGGCGACTTGCACAAAGTCGTCGTACTTGTCCCGCGCTGCTTCTTCAAGTTCCTGATAGCTTTCGAGGACTTGCGACTGCTGCTTGGCGGCTTCGCGTTTGGCGAGCAGTTCTTCTGCCTTCTGGTAAGCCAGCGCTTCCGCGTAGGCTTCAGGAGACTCGAACTGATCAACGCTGGCCGTCGGGGCAGACTTGACGATTTGCGTTTCCGCAGACCGTTGCGCTTGCTCTCGTTCCCACTTACGTTGCTCTCTTGCGAGGCGTTTGCTGATCATCGCGTCGATGTCGGCCTGGGTGAATTTCTTCTCCTCAAGCGTCTGCTCGGGCTGATTCTCAGCTACTTCCGGCGCGTTTTGCGCATCTTCCGGGACAGCCGTTGTCTCGGGCGCTGACGCGGATTCAACTTCCGCTAAGGTTTGAACTTCTTCAGTCATTTCCAACTCGTTTGAGTTCCCGGTCTACCTGGCCAGTAAGGTTGCGGTGCATAGTACACCAAAATCAAGCCCACATTCTAACGGGCGTTTTCACTTCAATTTTATAGTTGTCAAGCTCAGGAGCTTTACCAGCGTGCCGCACGTTAACGTGCCACCCATCAATAGGTTTCATTTCTTGCACAGGCTCTTCACCTTTAACCGTCAGCATCTTGCCGGTCGGCTTGTAGATCACGCCGATGACATCAACAGCGCTGTACTTGGGCGCCTTGACGATCTCCACGATGTCGCCGTTGAGGATGGTTTGCTCGTTAAAGAGGACGCCAGCTGCTTCATCAGCGTTGGCAAACTTGAGGGTGTAGTCGGTGTACATGGCGGCTCCTTACGCGGTGATGGTTTGCAACTCGGCGTTGCTCAGGCGGCGGGGGTAGTAGGTGATGTGGCGGATGTAGCCGTTAAGTACTCCGTTGGGTCCGCCAAGGAGAACTTGCGACATTCCTGCCGGAACGGTTCCAGTTGCATCTGTTACTGCTGCTCCGCCATTTCCAGCGGCTGCAAAATCATTTGCTTTGTACGCAAGAGAAAGTTTTGCAACTGTATTAGCGGTCAGCACTCCAGTAGGAGTTAGATCAGCTTGGTTTACTGTTGCGTCAACAACAGTTGCGCCTGTGCTACCTGAGCCTCGGTAGTACAGTTTTATTTCACTGGTTGAAGTGTTCCAGATATAGAACACATTGGTCCCTGCCGTTGCGCTTTGTCGCGTTAGAAGCGACTCTGAATACAACGTCCCCTCAGTCGCGTTATACCAAGGGCTCAACGTATTCACGCTCGCCACATCCGCACTGCGCGTTACGGCAACGGTAGAGGTGGGGATGACACTGGTGGCAAAGGCACCGAGTTCTAGCTGGGGGAGGCCGATGCGGAGGGTGATGTCAATGGCGACGCCGGAGGCATAAGCTGCACTGAAAACTGTTACTGTCACAAACGCGGTAGAGGCGTTGTTCAATGTCCTTGATACTACATTGCGCTGGGTGCTGAGTGCGGCTGAAGTAGGCGCAATAGTTAGTTGTGTGGTTTCAAGTTGCGAGCCGCCAACATCCCGCCCGCTTACAGCAGACACAACACTGGTTAAGTTAGTCAGACTGCCAGCCTGCAACTTGACGTAAGAAGAACCTGTCCAAGTCTGTCCGCTTGTGGCAGCGATTCCGGTAAGTGTGCTTGCAATTGAATTTATACTGCCGCCAGCCGTGCTGGTTCCTGAAAACTGAATATCAATATATGCAATGCCGTTTTCTGTGCCGGTGCCAACAACGGTTCGGTTAATCCCGTTTGCTGAACTAGCGCCTCCCCACGAAGTAGGAAGTGTTCCCGGTGTCCCCGCCACCGATCCCGTTGCGGTGCTGTTCGGAACACTGTTTGTCCGCTGCTCTTCAATCAGCAGCCCCTGCGCGGCCAGCGTGGAGGGGTTGTAGTCCAGCCGGGGCGCATTGATGGCGGCGCTTTGCAGCACACCCGCCGAGTCGAAGTACGTTGCCGTGCTGGCGCGGGTGAAGGTGATGATCTCAGAGAAAGTTTTTGAGACGAGGGCCATGTTTACTCCCAGATGGCGTACTGCGCTGCGACCTGATAGGTCTCAGGTGTGAAGTATAGATTCAACGTGTAATCGACAAGCGTAGCGGCGCCAAGCAGGTCTGTCGGCACGCCAGCAAACACCAAATCCAGCGTAGGCCCTAGTTGCGCAAAAGGATCGTTGGCCGGCGTAAGAGATGAAATCCCGCCGTCTCCGTACACACCGCCGTTAGCCGTCCATTCCTGACGGACACGGTTGACGTACTGGGGCGATGTGCGAACGGTAATCATGCGTAGTAGCTCACGTTCAGTTTGGCACTAGCAGCTTGCTCAATAAAACGGATGCGCTGCAAATCACCGTCATACGACAGCACGGTCGAGATAGGCACAGGCATACCGACCGCACTGGTAGGGTTGGTGCCGTCATCGCGCCAACGAACAGCCTGCGACTCCGGCGTGATGATAGCCAGTGTGGCTCCGCTCGGAACAGTCAGCGCCGCGGCTGCTGACAACGAGGTGATTTGCTGGTAGCCCAAGCAAACTGTGGTGGATTTCAGTCCCATGATTCGTCCTTACGCCAAAAATTTTAGTTTATAAAGCACTTTTAAGTAAGCCCCGATAATTTCATCAATGATGTTTTGAATCGGGGTGTCAGTCTTGTCGCAGACCTCGTACCGGCACTTTTCCAGCTCGTCCATCGAAGACTGCAAAAACTCAATGATGTTGTTGGTCTTGGTAGCGCTCATCAAAGTGATGGGGCCAATTAGACCATGCCTGCCTTGGTAGGCTTCAGCAAACTTGTCCGCCAAATCCACGATGTTGTCGTAGAACTCGTTAAGCGCCGAGTGTTTGGAAAAGCTGCGAGTGTTCAGGTGTACTGAGTGCGCTACATCCCTTGCGAGAAACAGCGTCCCGACAAAATCAGCGGGCTTGTGCATTACTGTATGACTCCCATTTCTTGTGGCTGCATCTCAGGCATTTCTTCGCGCATCTCAGGGATGCCGCCCTGCTCCATCGCAGCCGCGACCACACCCATAGCAATGTCCTGAATCTGCTGCTCGGTCATGCCGGCCTGCACTGCGCTGATGCGCTGCGTCTCAGCCTGGTATGCCTTGATCTCAGCCTCGTAGTCCTTACGGCGCTGCTCTTGCACCTCAATGGACTTGCCGACGTTCTGGATCATCTGGTGCATCTGCTCCATCTCCTGACCCATTGCCTCCATCTGCTGCTGCGCGGCCTGCAAGGCAGGGTTTTCATCAGCCTCTGACATAAACTTAGGATCAATGGTCTTGGCAAACCGCTTGGCCATCTCTTGAGCGCCAGGCCAGTCCATGTTCTTAACAAACAGGTCGCCGGCCACCGCCCAGAGCTGCGGGTTGCCTTGCAGCAGTTGCGCCATAGCCTCAAGGGCTTCCTGACGCTTGGTGGCATAGCCGGGGCCAGTGGTGGCCACTACGTCGTACTTGCCGACGCCGGGGTTGTAAATCTTCTCCATCACAATGCCCTGCTCGTCAACAATCTTGTTGACGGGCTCTTGTTGGTCAGGGTTAATCTTGACCATCTTCGTTTCGCCGTCTTCACCAATGATGCGGGCGATGCGTTGCGTGTCGTAAATTTTCGGGATCAGGTCCACCAATTGGCGGGCAACGTGTCGCACGCCGCGGGCCAAGTTGTCACCATAGTGATAGGTGCCAACGTCGCCCTCGCGCTGGCGGGCGAGGATGGCCTTGCCTGACCGTTCGTTGCTACCCATGCCCAACGAGGCGTTGTACTGCCCCGTGGTGGACTTGATGTCCTCAGACGCCCCCGCCTTGGCCTGTAGAAGGCCGCTGGAGGCCATCGGAGGCTGTGCCCGCTGGGGTAGTGGCAGGGCGGCGCCTTGACCGTCTGTAACGTCTGGATTGATCTCCAAATACGGCCAGTTTTGGGTGTTGGCGGTCTTCCACTTCTCTTCGTAACCCTCAAACTGGCCGCCGTAGCCAATAAACGGCGCTTTTGGGGCCAAAGCGAGCATTTCTGCCTCTTGGCTGACCCAATAGTTGTACATCCGCTGTGCATCCTTGGCATTTCGCACCAAACCAGACACATACAGACGGCCATCGACCTCAAATTCGTTGCCGACGATGCGAATTACGGGAATCCACTTGCCCGCCCACTCGCGTTCCTCAAGGATTTCGTACCCGTTGATCTTGCAGTACTTCACCCGTGGGCGATCAGCCTCTCGACTGCGTTTCGGCTTACCGTAGATCGCACGAAGTTGCTTATCTTCGGGCGTGCCCTCGAACGCGGTAGCGTTTCCGGGGTACAGGTTCAGCGTAGTCCGGTCATAGTCAATGTAGTAGTAGTCCGCAATGCGGATCGTATCTTCATTGAGCCAGTTCGAGATCGACTGATCGCCCACTCCCAACGACTGTAGGGTCGTAATGGGGGCGGCATCGGGGTACAGGCGGGTGTATTCCGCTTTGCTTAGGTCTTCAGTAACAAAACACCACTTGGCATCCGCGCCCGTCGGGTCTTGGATGGTCGGGTCCATGTACACACTGAAGCTGTTACGCACTCGACCAATCTTGATGTCTTGGTCAAACGTGTCTTCGTCGCAATATTCGGTCAGCAGGCGCAGGTAGCCCTCGCCGTAGGACACTTGGTTCTCGCAGGCGGTGTCGTAGGCAACGTCGGCGTCCGAGATGTACTCGATGTGCCGGATCATGCCGTTGAAGATCTCGGCAACTTGAGTGTCGGCCTTGTCATCGACCGGGATGACCTTGGCGCCTGGCCGGTTCTGCCGCTGGTCGTTGGTCACTTGACGAACGTGTTGCGGCAGCTTGTTAATCGTCAGGCAGGGCCGAGCATTGATCGTCTGGCCTTGCACCGCACCGCGGGTCGCCAGCACGTCCGCCGGCCACTGCCAGTGGTTGTCTGGGCTACCACCATAAAACTTCAGGTCGTCGATTTCGTCTTCACGGCTTTCAGAATAGCAAGAAACAGCCATGTCGAGTCTGGCGCGGGCGGTTGCCAGAACGTCAGAGTCGCTTTTCTTGGGCTTACCGCCCACAGCGACAGCGGCTGCTGCAACGATCCCGGTAACGTCAGCCATGTTATTTCTTCTTCGCTTCGCGCTTGACAGAATAGGCGATGGCGACAGCCTGTTTCACTGGTTTACCCGACTTAACCTCGGCGGCCACGTTTTTTCGGAAGGCTTCTTTGCTGGGCGACTTAACGAGCGGCATTTACTTCCCCTTCTTGGCTGTCTTAGCCGATTCCTTGAACGCCTTGGCGGTCGGTGCGCCAGAGGCGCCCGGTTTGCGCATCTTCTCGCCACTGCCGGCTTTGATGCGCTCTTGCTTAGCGTGGATGTTAGCGTACAGACCGGGTTTGGTAGCCATATTAGTCTCCCAGAATGACTTCAATAAGCCAAGAAATAACAAAAAACGCCGCGATCAAGGCGAAAAGTTTCAACACTTCCACCTCTTGAGCGCCGCCTTAGCACGCTCGTTGTTCTCCGCCTTGGCCGCTACTGAACCCATTCTCGCGCAGAAGGACGCCTTGCGCCCCTTGTCAGCCTCGGTCTTAGGGCTCGGCGCTGGCGCCTTTAAATTACTACCGGTTTCGCGGTTGTATTTCTCACGGCCCTTGGCCGTCAGGCCAGCGCCTTTGCTGACGGGCAGCTTTTCGCCGCGGCCAACACTCAGAGAGACACTTTTCTTAGTAGCCATCAAGACCCCATCCATGATGTGCCGCTAGTAAAGTCTGAATAGACCTTGCGAGCAGGAGTTCGTGAATTGTACTCGCCTCGGCTGGCAACAGGAAACGCAAACGTCACCGCCAGCGCGTCAGCGGCGTCTGGTGACGCCAGCCCACGGGATTTCATGTCCTTCTTGCTCTCAAGATAGATTGTGCCCGTACTATCGGGTTTGGTCTTGGGGCCTGTCAAGTCGTTCTTAAGCTGCCGGTCCTCTTGCACCGCGGCAGTTTTAAGCCACTCCCGCATCGCGCCCCAGATCTCTGCCCGCTTATTACCCCACATAATCGGGTTCTTCGCTTTCCAGCCAAAGTTCACCCCGCGCACTTTATACCTCTGCTCCGTCAGCCGGTCAAGGATGCCGTACCCGAGCCCGCCTTCGTCCAGCACCACCAGCGCCGGCTTGAAGTCCTCGATGGCCTCGATGACGTGCCCGACCACCGTCATGGTGTCGTCGCCCTTGTACCGCCTGATCTCCAGCAGGTCGCGCCCTTGTCGCGCCACGATGACCGTCGAGTCCGACCCACTACGCGCCGGGTCTACGCCGATCACGATGGGCGCCTGCGGGTCCTTGTACTTAGGCCGCTTGAACGCCTCGTCTACGATACGCGGGGCGATAAATTGCTCATCACCGGTAGACGGAAACTCACCATACACCTCAATCCGCGCCTGGGGCGAGTCCTCGCCATACTCATCAATAATCTGTTGATACACCGCCTTGTCCGTGTCCTCGACCGTGCGGGCGTCGATCTGCCGGATGTTCCAGAACGCTCGCTTGGCGTTAAAGCACTCATAGAAGTACCCTTGGTTACGTCGCGGGTTGCTGAACGCGCACCAGAACCTGTGCGGCGTGTTCTCAGTAAAGAAGCCTTGTGCAACGTCCCAGATCTTGTCTGGAATACCCGACGCCTCGTCGAAGATCAGCATCACGCCGTCTGAGTTGTGCAGACCCGCGTAGGCGTCCGGGTTTTCCTCCGACCACAGCCTGCCCTCCGCTCCCCAGTACCGCGTACCCTTGCGCAGGTCGCGCTCGACGATCTCCGCCAGCCACTTGGCCGGCGTGATCCGTGTCGCCGAGATTTCCCACCAGTGGCTGTTCATCAGCATCGCCAGCCACTTGGTTATCTCCGCCCATGTGATCGAGCGGAGCTGCGCCTCTGAGTTGGCCGACACGATGACTGACGCTCCGATGCGGGTCGTCAGCATCCACAACACCAGCCAACTGACCAGTGCGCTTTTACCGATACCGCGGCCTGACGCCGTGGCCATGCGCAGTACCTTGTACATGTCCACATCGCCGTTGTCCGCGATGTGGTCCCTGATATCGCGCAGCACTTGCCGCTGCCAGGTGCGGGGGCCTTTGTACCGTTCTAGCGGCGTGCCTTGCTCCCCCCACGGGAACGCCATTAAGACAAACTTCTCAGGATCGTTGACTATCTGCGGGGACCAAAGACGGGACATTAACCCCTGTTCATCTTCCGCGCTGTATTTAGGCTCTTGCACTCTAGACCCTCGGTCGCTGCGTGTGGTACTGACGTTCTCCCGCAAGACGGGCGCTGATAGCGTCCGGTAGCGCCGGGTAATATCCTAGGTGGTGCGATTTACCGTCAACTTCTATATGCGCTTGCCAACGTAAATCGCGTTTGTGCCATGTCACCCCAAGATAGCCCGACGCGCTTTTAGTCCGCCGGGCTCTATTTTGGTGGTTGTGCGCGCAAGTAATATCACGCAGGTTGCTGATGCGGTTGTCCGCCGTGTTGTGGTTGATGTGGTCAAGCTGGTGTTCGGGCCACACACCATAAACATACAGCCACGCCAGCCGATGCATCTTGTACGGTTTGCCGTCAATGTTGCACTGCAAGTATCCGCGTGTACCTGAAGTGCCAGCTACAGAGCCGACAGGCTGCATCTTAACTTTTATCTTGCGGGTGAACACGCCTGTGTTTGGGTCGTAGTTCAGCAACGTCTTTAGCCGCGCTTGTGTCAAAATCAGTGTAGCCATTGCCGTCCTTTTCACGGTTGTTGGTTAGAAGCCTAGGGGCGTTGGCGCGCTCTTGGGCTTCGTCAATTATAAGCGTCTCTACGCGCCGCTGCGCGGCCTCCAGCGCAGCCGTGATACTGATCTGCTGCGCTACGTCGATTTGCACCTGTTGCTTGGCAACCCAGCCGTGGGCGTGCTTCAGTATTTCCAGCGCCGCCTTGGAGTCGCCCGCCTCAGCCGCCTCGTGTAGTTTGTTCGACATACTGAGTTCGCCGTCAGCGCGGCCTTTCAGTTCGGCCAACTCCGCGATGGGATCCAACTCACGCAAGCGCCGGTACTCGCTGGGCAGCAGCCCTGCTGCTAGCGCCAGTGTGTCGCCCTTCAGGCCTCGCTTGGCTGCGTCGTATACGCGGTTCAGTACGGCCTCGGTGGCGCGCACATCCCTGACAGATAGGGGCAAACTTTTGAACATGCTTTGAGTGTATAGCAAAAAATAAATTTTTCTTGCTATACCTTCGTAGCCGTTGGCCCTGTCGCGTCGGCCCTACCCGGGGGGTAGTGTGCGCTCACCTACATCTGCCAGGCGCCAGCATGTGGGCGGTTGTCGCCACGTCCACGCAGACCGCAGCCGGATGTGGGCGGTTGTCGCCACGTCCACACACATCGCACCGGCCATCAAGCATGTGGGCGGTTGTCGCCACGTCCACACATGGTCGATGTGCTGTCTGCGGGGTGTTTGACGCGCACACCACGCGGTAGCGAAAATGTGGGCGGTTGTAGCGCCACCCACCAGCATCGCTGGCCGTACGTGTGTACTGTATATATATACAGTATATTTCTTTTTCTTAAGGGTCTAATAAACAACCAACGACAACCGCCCACCCCCTATGGCAGAGCCGCGCCACATCCGCGCCACATCGCGCCCACGTTGACTGTCGATAGATCATTGTGTATAGTGGGCATTCCACCAACCAGAGGACCACCATGTTCACACTCACCAACGATCCGCTTCCCGCCAGCCGTCCCCGCGTCAAGTACCCGTTCAGCGGCATGGCCGTGAAAGACTGCGCGGTCTTTCCCGCTGATGCGAACTTCAACCTAATCAATAAGGCTGCGCATCAAGTCGGCGCTAACCACGGCAAGAAATTCACCGTGCGGCGCTGCGTTGACGGCCAGATCCGCGTTTGGCGCATCGCGTGAATGCCCACAATGCCCACACACTTGACTAGGATAACGGCATTGCCTTACAGTCCTTTCACCCCAACGCAAACCGGAGAACGTAATGACCAAGTCTGAAGCCCGCGAGATCAGCAAGACCATTCAATACGGCGCGCACCTCGGCGCCGACTACATCGCCCGCGCTTTCTCGGCGTTGCACCGCGGCGCTCGCAGCAGCAAGACGAAAGCCGAGATGCTCGCGTTAGCTGAAGCGCACGGTGTCACCGCTAGCCCCGACTGGATCATCTAACCCCCCGGCGCCCCTCACGGGGCGCCACCACCATCTAAAGGAGACCCGACCATGACCGACCACTTGAAAGACATCCTCACCGCAGTGGCGATCGCTGCTGCGCTGTTCGTCCTACTTAGCTACGGCATGGGGGTGCTACTGTGATCGTCTACGAGGGTCCATCTTCCATCGACGGCCGGCCGATCGTCGTCATCCTCACCGGCTTGAAAACCGCGTCAGCTAACGCGAAAACCGGTGACCTAGTGCAGAGCTTCATCATCCGGGCCGATGTCGACCCAGTGCAAGCGCTGCAGTCAGGCGCCGATGCCAGCATCTGTGGCATGTGTGAGCATCGCCCCCTGCTGGCCCGCGTTAGCGGCAAGCCCCCTTGTTACGTCAACGTTGGCCGCAGTGTCCTAGCGGTCTATCGCGCCTATCGGCGCGGATCCTATGCGCGCGCCACCACCCGGGCGCAGGTCGCTGCAGCACTACTAGGGCGCCGGCTGCGGCTCGGCACCTATGGCGATCCAGCTGCGGCACCGGTCGGGCTCTGGCGTGAACTAGTGTCCTACGCTGCTGGCCATGTCGGCTACTCGCACCAATGGCAATCGGTCGGGTTCGATGTTGCCGCATGGGCGCCGCTGGTGATGGCTTCGGCCGACACTGCCGCAGAGGCCCGACAAGCGACCGACATGGGGATGCGGTACTTTCGGGTGTCGGTAGGCGTAGACAAGGCGCCGATGGAAACGACCTGCCCCGCTAGTGCTGAGGGCGGTAAGAAAGCGCTCTGCGCAGACTGTATGCTGTGCGGGGGCACGTCGAAGCAAGCCCGCTCTATCGTCATCGCCGACCATGCCTTAGGGCACAAGAACCGCGTTATCTCAATCCGGAGGATCTGACCATGCCAGACATTATCTTTTCCCGCGCTAACCCGTCTGACGGGTTAGCCGTCACGGTAACTGCCGATTGGCCTACCGGCCGATTCATTGTGCAGTTTACCGATACCGATTCAGGAAACGAAATCGAGCGCAGGGTCTATTCAAACCCTGAATCCGCTCAATGGTATGCCAACAAACTGCTTCCGGAGAATTAAACCGTGACACACACACCTGGACCGTGGCTGTATGCCCGTATCGACGACACCACCGAAGCCATCGTAACGGATGAGGGCGATAGCATCTGTGACGTCCGTGGCGCCAGTGCTGCCGATCTCAGTTTGATTGCCAACGCTCCCGCGTTGCTGGCCGCGCTCCGCGCCCTTATGTCGCTGGACGTAAAGGGCCACGCACTGGCCGATAGACTCCAGTTCTCTGACTCAGGCCGCGCCCTGCTAGACCAGTGCCGCGCTGCTATCGCCCGCGCCACCTACACCCCGGAGGCCTAAACCATGCAGACCATCACGATCTCAGGCACCACCTACACCCCCAAGCCCGGCAGCGCCGCCGCTGAGACCCTAACGCGGCCCATCAAGCCCATGCGGAAGCCCGCCCTAGGACGGAGCGACAAGCGGCTGTTCCCGGCCTATGTGGCCGGCGTGACGTCGACAGCCGACTATGTGCAGCGCTACTTTGAGCTCAACAGCGACAAACGAGCCTTGCCCGCCTACCCCAAGGGCAACCACCTGGCGTTATACGTCCCGCTCCCCGCCGCTCCCGCGGCGGAATACCAAGGGCTCGACACTACCGAGACCATAGAATGATCTGGGCGGCGCTAGCCGCTATCGCGGCGCTTGTTCTGATCACTCTACTTGATCTATAGTAGACCCCTCCCTTGATCGCCCCCGTTCGCGGGGGCTTTTTTTTACCCTCGCACGCGGGCGATGATCTCAGCGGCAGAGGGTGCGGGAAGGTCAACCACCCGGCGGGCGTCAGACTTAGACCCAACGAAATCAGGCGCGGCGTAGCAGTGTCGCTTGGTCCTAGCCTCGCGGGCGTGGCACAAGCCGAGATCGTGCCATCCGGCCTCCCTGAACGCGTGCAGCAGAGCCTGAACGTGCAGCCGCACGGCCGCAGGGGCGCTGGGTTGCAGTTCCTCTACCACGCTCTGCCAAGGGGCACCAACCACGCCACGCGCAAACGGACCGGCACGGTCGTTCAACTGGGTCATCAGCCACGATTCGGCGGGGGACATACCGGCGCCCAGCATGATGAGCTTTGCTTCCGTCATCAGCGGGGGCGCACCGGGGTTCCACTGGGTGACGTCCCGGGCGTGCAGCCAGGCGGCGGTCGCCGCCAGGCCACCGGCCCCGTACCAGTCCCATAATGCTTTGGCCTCGACGGGCGGCATGATGGACGCCTCGGACCATAGGACGAGCCACCGCCTATCGTCGGAGGGCAAGGTGATAGCGGCGCGTTCGTTGGAGAACGCCAGAACGAGGAGCTTGTTCGCCGCGTCGTAGGGGTGCAGGCCCTTGCGCTGAATCGAGATCAGGTCAGGGGGCGCAGCGAGCAAGGGCTTGAGTCGGTTCTCAAGGGCGCGGCGGTCACTGGCCTCAGTCTGGCGCAACTCGTTCAGGACCAACACCTCAGACTCGAAAGCATAGCCCCACTGGGAGTGGATCTCCTCGTTGCGGACGGTCGCCACGTTAGTGCGCCCCTCGCCGCCAATGGCCCACAGGAACGGGGTCCAGAGCGAGTCCTTGCCCGCGCCAGGTCGGCCGGCGTGCAGGACACCGTGATTAATTTTGGTGCCGGGGTGCTGGACCTTCCATGCCATGATGTTAAATACGTGCTCACGTTCAGCAGCGTCCGGGATCATCTTCTCGGCGTGCGCCAGCCACAGCGACACATCCGCGCCAGCAGAGCGGGCAACCGGGGGGCGACCGTCCTGCCACTTATTTCCGTACACGCCACCGGAACGAGCGACGAGGACCGACTCGCCGGGGGCGTATGCGATACCGTCCAGCACCCGCCCGCCCTTGTCCTGCCGGTGCTCGTCATAGCAGACCGACGCTTCGATCTTGGGGTTCTTGCCGTGGATCGACCGGCAACTGACATGCCGGAACAGGGCGTTGAAGTTGGACCGCGTGAACTGGCGGCGCTCGCGCATATCAAAGAACGCATCATCCGAAACGACATAGGCGAAGCGGGCCCACCAGTCGGCCTTCTCAGTACGGGCGGCCTCGGCGCGGTCAACCTCAGCGACCACGGCGGCGGCAGCGCCAGCCAGCGCAGGCGGCGGCGTCAGGCGCCCGATGGTGGCGGCCATAGCCTGCTGAAGCAACTCGTCGCGCAGGCCAGGCGTGTGCCGGGGGCCACCGTTGGTGGCGACCCACTCGAGGAACCACGACGAGCCCAGGTCAACACAATGAGAGTGGAGACAGCAGTACGCCCGCCCGGACGGCAGGTAGCGGCCCTCGGGGTTGCCGTCAGTATGCGAGGCGGCGTTGGGGCACTGGACGCCCATCCAGCCCTCGGGGTTCGGACGGGACAGGACCAAACCCTGCTCGGACAGCCAAGCGGCGACATCATCAGCGCCATCGTCGGACAGGCGCACGGGGCGCGGGCCGAGCGACTCGACCGTCTCGGGGGTGACGCCGAGACTGTCACAGATATGGGACAGTGTGTAATCCCGCTCGGGGTGGAACTCGACCAACTGAGCAGCGAAGCCGTCGCGGCCAGGCTTCAGGTTGACGGATCCCGGCAGGCGGAAGTTGCGGACGGGGTTACAGGCGCCGGGGTCGGTGTAGCCCGCCAACGCGATAGCCTTGATCGCGCCGGCGAACTCCAGCTTCGTCGGCTGTTCGCTGAACGCATAGCCCCACTGATAGTTCCCCGGCGAGGTCTCCATGATCCAAGTCGGCGGCAGGTCAGGCGTCTTGCTCTTGGTGCCAACGTCGTCCAGCATCATCACCAAGACGTACTCGCAGCACGCGGCGCTAGCCGACGGCTTGCCGTCAACGAAACGGTCGATGATGAAGCTGGCGGTGTTGCCGAACCAAGCCTCGCCGTCCTTGACACCCTTTGTCGGCAGGAACGCAGGCCAGGTGGCCTTGACCGCGCCATCGGCGTGGAACTGCAACTCGCCCTCCACCCGGCGGGGGGTCTGGCGGACGATAAGGGCGGTCTCGCCCTCGGGGGCCAAGCTGGCCAGGTATTCAATAAAATTCATCATGCTGCCTCGGGATTGTGCGTGTGAATTTTTGCAGCGGCAGTAGCATATGCCCGCGCCGCGTCGGCGATGTTGTCAAAGCAGCCAAGGTGCTTTTTCCTGTGGTCTAAATTTATGTACGCGACCCATTTATTTCTACGTTTATCGATAGAAACGCCGCGGTACCCGCTTGAATTAGCGGAAGACAGTTTTGAGTTTTGGCCGTTTTGACTCCGATTCACTTGGCGCAAATTCTCTAGCCTGTTGTCTGTTGAGTCTCGGTTTATGTGGTCGATATGCAGCGTCGGCGCATCTCCGTAAACGTACACCCACGCAAGCCGATGAGCGTAGTGGTGTTTCCCGGAAATCGTAATGCGCGTGTATCTGTGGCCTTTACTTGAGCCCGCCGGCTTGCCGGTACCACGCCAACTAAACGCACCCGTCAGGGGGCAGTAATGCAACAGCTCTTTCAGCCTTATTTGATCCATTGGTTTAACTCCGCGTCGCTCCCTGAAAGAAAACAACGGCAGGCGGGGAGTTCGCTTTTCGCTTGGCTCATGACTTCCAAGCTAGCCGTGTTCACGCTCAACTGTAACGGGTGGCCACTGATCCCGCAACTGCTAACGGCAGTCCTTCAGCCCACTCGGGCGCGGCGCACATGATCTCTTGCATACGCTGACTTACGCGCTGCGCGTCGCTCTCTGAGCACTCCACCAGAACTTCATCATGCACATGCGCGAGAACCGCGATGTCTTCCGCATCCATCACTCTCAACGAATGGCGCAAAACGTCATGCGCGGTAGCTTGCGTGATGTTTTCAACGGCAATGCCGTACCAAAGTTTTGCGCGAGGCCATTCTTTTGCGTCGGCGGCTGGTTTCCAAGCCGCTTTTGCATAAGTTATCTCGCCGTCAGCCTCAAATCGCGCATGGGGGTAACACAAAAGACGCGCGGACGGAAGCGCGTACCACAAGTGTTGTTTGTCAAACATGTAGGTGACACGGTTGGCAGTGAACCCCTTACCAGGGTTGCGCATGGCGCCTCGGTACGCTTCTTCTGTTCGGCGCCACATGTTTTGCGCCCAAGGGTTCGCGCGGCGCCACAGGTCTACTATGCGTTTAGCTTCAGGCTCTGAAAATACAAGCCCGTAAGCGCGGCCCATCGCAGCCAACGCACCAACACCCCCGCCAAACCCGCACGCAAGAATTGCGACCTTGGCCTGCTGACGTTGGTCAGGTGACACTTCGTCAACCCTAAACATGGTTTTAGCAGTCGCCACATACATGTCTTCGCCACGCCGAAACACATCTAGCGTAGCCTCGCCTTTTTCGCTTAACCAAGGCAACACCCTAGCTTCAATAGCGTTCCAATCGTAGTTGACAAAAACATGGCCCGTCGCCGCAACAATAGCCGGGCGTAACATCCCTTTTAATACGTCAGTTACCCGAACACCGAACTCAGGAGTGATTTGATGTCCGCGACACATCGCATGACGGACAGCCTCCGGGTCTTTGGCGGTCTTGCGGGACAAATTGTGTAGCTGGATGCCATAGGACGCCGCCCGGCCTGTGGCAGAACCGCCAGCAAACACAAACGCCCCACGCACACGTTGATCTTCTTCATCCGCAATTTGCGCGAACCTAACGAACTTGGCGACCGACGATGAAAAGATGTCGTCTGCTGCCTGAATGACTGTCGCTGGAGCATGGGGCACTTCATCAGGGTTTTCCTCAGCAAGAATTAGTAGGGCAGCGCGGACGGACTTGTCGATGGACTGCTTGCCCTCGTCGGTCGTCATCAGCTTGCGCGCCTCGGGGCCTACCCGCTCCCAGACCCACTCGCGCATCTTGGGCGAGCGGACGCTGGTGATCGCGCCGCCCGTCACCTCGACCACCTCGGCCTCGATGGCGGCCAGCTCCTGCGCGGCGTAGTTCTGCGCGGCTTTGGCGAGGTCAACGTCCACCAGCACGCCGCGGTCGTTGATGCGCTCGTTGACATGGTAGTCGGCCAGCTCCTGCGCCGACAGCGGACGCATGGCCTGCGACACAGCCCGCATGGCGCGAACGTCTTGGGCGCAGTAGGCGAACAGGTCTTGCAGATCCTGCGGCGTATGCTTGAACGGCGGCAGGCAGCACTTACGGACCAGTGCCGTGCCCTTGTGGTCTTTCTTCATCGCTGCGCCAGCGAACCGGCCCACGTCCTCCAGCGAGCCTGGCCCGCAGTTGGCACGGGCCTGCGCGGCGGTGCAGTAGTACTGCTCCAGCGTCGGCACGGGAGCGTTGTGGTCAGGCCCCAGAACGTAGGACCAGATCAGGCGCTCGAACGCGGCATTGTGGGCGTAGATGGTGTCGCCTTTGGCGACGGCATCGGCCACGGCTTTTGGAAATTTTTGGCCCGGCGCCCAAATTTCCACCTCGCCATCGTCCAGCGCCCACGCCATGCACAGCACGCGGGTGGACGGGTCAGCAGCGTAGTTGTAGACGCCGTGGCGCTTGAGGTCGCACTCGCTGCGGGACTCGAAATCGATCCAAATCATAAGTAAAAACGGGGGCCGTAGCCCCCGCCCCTCTTAGTTAGACCGCGACGCGGCGACGGCGTGCGGGTGCAGCTTCCGCCTCGTCAGCCGCGCCGTCCATGCCGATCCACTGCTGGACATCGAACACCGGCGTGTAGACGCGCCCGTAGCTCTTGTGGGCGTAATAGTCCTTCGCGAGCTTGACCACCGGCACGGGCGCTGTCTGGTCCTTATCGACCTGCGTGGCAATCGCCACCGCCAGCGCCTGCACGGCCCGCTTGCCACCCACCGAGGTGGTGGAGTAGCGCGCTTCCATGCCAGCGTCAGCGCCGCTGGTGCACTTAAGCGAGAACCCGACTTGCGGCTCCCACCCACGCTTCGCACCCGGAGGCGCCGCGTCAACCTCGGGCAGAGGCTGGGTCACGGGACCCATCTTCTCACCGAGAACGTCGCCCTCGCCCCACGCGATGAAGCCATGCACGAAGGAGAACGGGTTGACGGCCCAGAGGCTGCCGTCTTCGACTTCTTCTTGCTCGGCCCCGTACACCCAGTGGCCCGTCTTGTCCATCTTGATGATGACGGTACTGGTACCGACATCAGGCGCGATGGCGCGCAGGGCCGTGGTCAGGGACGCAACTGCCGGCAGGCCGGCTTGAGAGAACACAGTCATATTGGACATGATTTACCTTATTGGAGTTTAGAGAGGGCCGCAGTCAACTGCTGCCCGACGAGAACCACCGCCGACCGGGGATCACTCTCCGGGGCGATGGTGTTGCCACTGCTAACCGCCACCACCTGATCGGCGGGGAAATCAACCTTGGCCTTCTTTGCCACCTTCTCGGCTTGAGCAGGTGACAGAAGTTCCTTCTTAAAGATGTCGTCAGCGCCAAGGCCAACGGCCATCAGCGCCTGCTCGGCCTTGGCCTCATCGACCCACTGGCGCGTCGCACGCTTCGGTACTAATTTATACCCGGGCACAGGCAGACTTTTCTCAAGCCGCTGCATCGCCAGCGCCCGAGCGTCACCGATAAAGCCTTCCAGCTTCTCAGCCAGCGCCAGCGCACGGCCCAAGTCCTCGTCGCTAATGCCGGTCAGGGCGGTCTGAATGGCGCGGTCGATGGCGCCGGTCATCTTAGGGCAGACGGGCTTCGCCGTACACCAGCGGCACCAGTCGCCAATCTCTAACGGCGCGTCGGGGCGCTGCGACAGCTTAATGGCGGCAATCAGGTCACGCTCAAACTGGTCTACCCGCGCCCAGGTGGTCACCCAGCGACGGATGACCGGAAACTGCACGATGATGATCTCGACCTCGCTGGTGTCCTGCGCGGCCCACTGCACACTGCTGGTCTTCTTGGCCGCCGCCGCGTAGAACAGACCCTGCGGATTCTCTTCAGCGTCCACTACCACGCCGTCGCCGAACTTCCAGTCCAGCACGACCATGCGGTCGCCGATCTTGCCGATCAGGTCCACGCTGCCGAACACGCCTTCCAGCGCCTTGACGCCCTCGAACTCAACCGTCACTTCTTGGTTGAAGTTCATCTTCTGCTCGGGGTCGATTTGGTCCAGCGCGTTGACGCAGAACGTCAGCTTCTCGACCTGCGCCTCGGTGAGGCTGACGTCAGCGCGGATGGCGCCCATCACGTCCTCGGTCCCGAGCAGGCGGTCCATGCAGTTGTGCAGCATGGTGCCCTCGGCGGCGTACTTGCTCTCGATCTGCGGCGGCATACGCCGCACCAGTGCCACGCTGCCGGGGCAGTTGATGACCCGCTTGGCGGTGGACCCGCCGACTACTTTACTGTGCTGCATGAAGTCTCCTTGACCGTTGAGACCTCCAGTGTAGCCGGAAGAAAAGTCTTGTCAACAACTTTTTGTTGGTGTAAAGTTCCGGACATGGACCCACACAATTTTTTGAGAAGGTGCTTTGACTGCAACCGCGATGTGCCCGACGGGCCCGGCAGCAGTTGCCGTCGAGGCGTATGGCGCTGCGCCGTCTGCACAGCCAAACGGAGAGCGGCCCATGCTGGAGCGTGACATTGAGGCGTACCTAGTGCGCCGCGTCAAGGAGCACGGCGGCAAGGCGTACAAGTTCGTGTCGCCAACCAACCGCGGCGTCGCTGACCGGCTGGTCGTGCTGCCAGGCGGCCATGTCTGGTTTGTTGAGGTCAAGACAGAAGGCGGGCGCGTGTCGCCGCTACAGCGCGTCTTCGCTGATGAGGTTAAGGCGCTGGGGTGCAACTACGCAATCGTGTGGTCTAAGGAGAACGTCGATGCTTTCGTTCAAAGTGCTAGTGGCGTGTGAATACAGCGGGACTGTGCGCGATGCGTTCCTGCGCGCCGGTCACTACGCCGCGTCCTGCGACTTGTTGCCGAGCGAGTCGCCGCTGGGCGATCACTATCAATGCAACGTACTGGACATCATCGACCACGGCTGGGACCTGATGATCGCTCATCCGCCCTGCACCCATCTGGCGGTCAGCGGTGCGCGTTGGTGGAAGGACAAACAGGCCGAGCAGGCCGAGGCGCTGGAGTTTGTGCGTCTGTTGTTGGCCGCGCCGATTCCAAGGATTGCGTTGGAGAACCCCGTCAGCAAGATCAGCACGGTCATCCGCAAGCCTGACCAGATCATCCAGCCGTGGCAGTTTGGGCATGGGGAGACAAAGACGACCTGCCTTTGGCTCAAGAACCTACCCAAGTTGAAACCGACGAACATCGTTGACGGGCGCGATGCGCGGGTGCATCGTATGTCCCCCAGCCCCGAGCGGTGGAAAGAGCGCAGTCGCACTTACGCGGGCGTTGCGGCAGCGATGGCTGACCAATGGGGCAGCGCATGAAACTCAGGCCCATACAAGAAACGGCTGCTGACTTCCTATACGAGCGTGACCGTGCGCTGATGCTGGCGCCGGTTGGCTCGGGCAAGACGGCGATCACGCTGACCGCGCTGCGCCCGTTGCTGCTGGGTGGCATCGCTCGCCGCGCCTTGGTGCTGGCGCCGTTGCGGGTGGCCGCGCACGTCTGGCCGGAGGAGGTGCAGAAGTGGGCGCCTCAGTTGCGGTTGGCCGCCGCTGTTGGCACGCCCGCGCAGCGTAAAGCGGCGCTTGACAGTGACGCCCATGTCATCGTCACCAACTACGACAACATCCAATGGCTGGTCACGCAGCCCTGCGACTTCGACGTCATCATCTTCGACGAGCTGACCCGGCTGAAAGACCCGAGCGGCAAGCGGTTCAAGGCGCTAGAGAAATGGATCAAGGACATCCCCATCCGGTGGGGCCTGACGGGTAGCTTCACCTCCAACGGCCTTGAGGATGTGTTCGGCCAATGCAAGATCGTTGACCAGTCCCTGCTGGGCCGTAGCAAGGGCGCGTTCCTGCAACAGCACTTCTACTGCATGAGCCGGGACTTCAACGACTGGGAGCCGCGGCCAGGCGCTCTGGAGGCGGTCACGCAGCGCATCAAGCCGGCCACGTTCCTGCTGGAGGGCGCGTCCACCGACCGGGCGCTGCACATCGTACCGATGGCCTGCGAGATGGACCTGACCGACTACGAGACGATGAAGAAGGACTTCGTGCTGGAGCTGCCCGACGCGACGGCCATCGCCCAGTCAGCGGGCGTTGTAACGCAGAAGCTACAGCAGATGGCGTCCGGGTTCCTGTACACGCCAGAGCCGCGCTGGCTGTCGCACCACAAGTTCGACCTGCTGGACGAGATCCTGTCCGAGAACCAAGGCGCCAACACCATCGTCTTCTACAACTACATTGAGGAGCGCGAGGAACTGCTGCGGCGCTACCCGCACGCCCGCGGGCCAGAGGCGCTGAACGACTGGAACGCTGGCCGCGTGCGGCTGCTGGCGCTGCACCCCAAGAGCGCCGGCCACGGACTGAACCTACAGTCGGGCGGCCATCACATCATCTTTCTGTCGCTGCCGTGGTCGCTGGAGCTGTACGAGCAGGCCATCGGGCGGCTGCACCGCAGCGGCCAGCAGCACGATGTCTGGGTCTATGTCCTACAGACCAAGGGAACCATTGACGAGCGCATTCTGACCGCGCTCAAGGAAAAGAAGTCGTTATCGAAAATTGCTGTGGAGGCATTGAAATGACCAAGTGGACCGAGAGACTGAAGGTGGCACAAGTTGAACTGCGCATCGCGCAGAAATTCTTCAACCAAGCGCAACGTCGGGTCTACCGACTTGAAGCGCTGATAGCCGCGCTAGAGAAGCGCCTGGAACAAAAATGAGACATTCGTGGCGTTGGCTCAATGAGAACCTTTCGGCAATACCGGAGGATGAGGTACTGGCGATGCTGAACGAGGAGCGTGCCGTGCATAAGCGCGTGACGTTTCTGGAGCGGCTGCACCAGCGTTACTGTGCCCTGCGTGACGCCCGCGAGCGCGTCGAGATCCTAAAGGAGGCCGTGAAATGACACCTTACGACACAGGCAAGGTAAAGATCGGGTCTATGTACCACCCGCGCCCGGTGTACCCGATGAGCGACTTCGAGCAGCGCCTGCAAGAGTCTCTGCTACAGCGTGAGCGCCGCGCCGTCGCGGGCGTTGACTTGCTGTGCTGGGTCATCGCCGCGATGTTGCTCGTCTGGCTTTTCATGGTGGCTAAGTGAAATGCCCGGAGTGCGGCACATGGACAGTAGTGCTATCGACACGGAACGGAGTACGGGCGAGGGAATGCGCGAACTTACACAGGTTCAAAACAGAAGAGATAGTCCGTGGCCCTTTAGATACTCAGTCACTGGAAGAGGCATCGTCGTCAACAAAGCACCGACTCGAAAGAAAGAGCCGGTCCAAGAAATAGGAGAAGCATTGTGGTGAGAATTCCGAAGGGGTGCGATCAGCAGGGGCGACACCCGGAGGCCGCGCACGCGGCGAATGAGTACGACGACTACCGCCCCATCGGCGGCGGCTGGGCTGACTTTGCTTGGGCGATCACACTTGCCGCCGCCATCGTCGGTGTGCTGGTTCTTTGCTGGGGGTGGGTGTGAACCCGCATCTAGCAGACTATCGCCCCGCTTACCGCACCAAGGTTGGTGCTGGGGTATACGCAATCATGGTCTTCCAGCTACTTGACGGCGCGACGGTCCAAGACATCGTTGACGAGAGCGGCATGAGCCCCGCCACCGTCCGCAAGTACGTCAACGCGATGTACAACCAGAACGCACTTCGCATCATTCGTTGGGACATGAACACGGCAGGCCGGCGTAACGTCGCGGTCTACAAGCTAGAGATCCGGTCTAGTAGTAATAAGAACGCCAAGCGTCCGAGCCTGACAGTGCGCGAGCGGCAAGCCAGATACAAAGCACGACTTCGCAGCGCCAAGGCGCAAGTCCTCGATACGATATGGAAGGAGACCCCGCCTACCACCTGTGCCGACAGGTCGCTCTGAGGAACCTGTTTGTGCGGTGGAGGCGGAGTCAAAATCAGTATAACAAAGGAGAAGAAAATGAACCTTAGAGAAGCCGCCCAGCAGGCGCTGGAGGCGCTGACCGCTGCATTGAGCGACGACCAGCCGTACATTGACCGCTGCAAAGCCGCACAGGACGCCCTTCGCGCCGCGCTGGAGCAGCCGGAGCAGGAGCCGGGGTTTTGGGGGCGTGTTGCGGCAAGGCAATCCGAAAAGATTAAACAACTTGAAACCGCCCTCGACGAGCTAAAGCAGCATGAACAGGAGCCGGTGGCGTGGCTGGAGTTGCGCACCTTGTCTTCTGGTGGGTACGCTTCACCAATTAAAGAGTGGCGTGTGACACAGAACCCTTCAACAAGCAATGCGCCGCGCAAACCTCTCTACACCCACCCACCCCGCCGCGAGTGGCGAGGGCTGAGGGAATATGAAGTCGCGCAGATGTGGAGCCCACATCCAGGCGACTTCTCACATGCCATCGAGGCCGCGCTGAAGGAGAAGAACAATGGATAGGGAAGAACTGATCCGCATGGCGCGGGAGGCTGGGTCTTCACCTGCACAAATCGACATTGTTTGGCGTTTTGCCGCTGTATTTGACGATTTCGCCGCCCTTGTCGCCGCTGCCGAGCGCGAGAGGGTAATGAATGAGCCGATCAACAAAGAACACTGGCAGCGTTTCGAAGATGAAATTCGTGCTGCCGAGCGTGAGGCGTGTGCGAAGGTGTGCGATGACAAGTGGATTTACACCGCGAGTTCATCGGAGATGGCCGAGTACATCCGTGCAAGGAGTAAAGAATGAGTAGTGCATTGAGAAAAGCCGCCCAGCAGGCGCTGGGGGTGTTGGATTGGTATTCAAGACAGGGGGCCAATTGGGCAAGCATTGATGAGGCCACGGAAACCCTCCGCGCCGCGCTGGCAGAGCCTGAGAACGACGACCCCGCCATCCACTTCTGCCACCGCTTCGCCATCCTGATGGAGTGCATGGTGTTATCTAACGACAGCAACCTCGACAAGTATTGGG